GATTCAATTTTTTGTAATGCCGATTTTTTTGCCATTATACCGTTCTACTCCTTTGTCCTACCTTAATAGCTTTTTCAGTGTCAGATAATAATGCATCCTCTATTCGTGTCAAGCCTGTTGCTGCATTAACATTATTGTTAACGGACGCTGTTTTAATTGTTTCCGCAGACACTGGAGCCGTGTCGCTTGGTACGTTAGGCTTGACTATTGACGATAAATCTATGCCTTCTAAAATTTTAGGTGTTTCTATTTTAATTGGTTCTTCTATAACTTCTTCAGTTTTATCTTCTATAATTTCTACTTCATTTATTCTAGGATCTTTACCTGTTCTAAACCATACTTCTAATTCTGGATCACTCATTCCTAAAGGAACTCCATCCCATTTCTTATAAATCCTAACTAAAGACTCTGGTTGGTATATATCATTAAACTCTAAATTAGGATTTGATTTTTTTAATTTTTCAAGAGCTGCAGGAAAAAGAGAAGAGTCTTGTTTATAATCTGGTAAATTTGCAGGAGAAAATAAATTTTCAAATAAATAACCTAAAGTTTTTCTACTATACACAGATTTATTAGCGTTAAATAATTTTTTTACTTGATCACTATCTTCAAATTTTAAACCTTCTTTATTAAATTGTATAAAATCAGCTATCTTTGACATTTCCATATATCTATTTTTTTGTAATTCGTCAAAAGCAGCTATTAAGTTATTAGGATTTAATAAAATTTCATTTGGGTCTCCAACTTGTGAATAAAAATTACTTCTAGCCTCAGTTACTTTTCTAGCTAAATCTTTAGCAACTAATGGAAATTTCATTTCTGGGTTTTCTTTTGTAGGACCTATACCTAAAAGTAATTTCATTGTTTCAAATTTAGTATCTACCTTAGAATAAGCTCTATCTAATTTACCATCTAATCCAGACATAATTTTTCCAACATTATTAAATGTAGCGGGGGTAACAGCATCTATTATATGAGCAAAACTTTTAGCAACAACCATACCCATATTGTCGTAACGAGCATTGTATATTTTTTTACCAGATTGAGTGACTCCTCCTCTTGCTCCTGGAACTCCCCATTCTTTTGGCCAAACGTCTAATAGTTTTTCAAAAAATATAGGTTCTGGTAAAAAAGAACCAAGTAAAATTTCAAGGCCACCTTTTTTGTTTTCTTGAAAATCATGAAAGAAAGCTTTAAAAAATCTTTTACCAAATTCTTCATCAGAATTTAATGGACTAAATAGTCCATCATACATAGTTTCAACTGCTCCAGTAACTGCTTCATAAGGTTGTTCTACAGTCCAGTCCCCCATTGTAAAAGTTTTGTCTTCATTTAATTTACTTAAGGGGTAAAGTGTATGGTCTTTTTGAAACCACGGTGCATAAAATCTTTGATAAGAAGTTATAAAAGAATTATCTAAGTCAGTTAGTTGTGAAGTTACTGTATCTAAAATTTTATTAGAACCATATAATACACCACTCATTCCAACCAATCTTCTTGCTCCCATCTGTCTAATGTATGGATTCATAGAAGCTAATTCTCTAGTTGTATACATTGTAGTATTAAATATATTTCTAATAACTTCTGAGTTAAAAGCAACAAAGTTTCCAGCAGGTAATCTTCTCCAGTTTCTTACAATAGCAGGAACCATTCCATAGTTAGGATACACATTCCTAATATATGCTCCAGCAATTTCTTTTAAAGATTCACTGTAAGTTTTTAAAGAACCATCAAAATTTTTAGGATCCCATTTAGTTTTAAACACTTCATCAAATTGTTTTGCTACTAACTCTTGCCAAGTAAAAGGTGTTGTTCTACCTGGTTCTACTCTAAACCCTTGTTTAACAGCGTCTTTGACACTAATACCATATTTAGGTAAGTCTACTATTTGACCTTTTATTGTGCCAAAATTACCACCTCTAACTGTGTTTAAAAGATTTCTAGGGATGGCTGCTAACAATTGTGATTTTGTAAACTCATAACCATACGCTTTCCATACGTTATCCGATCCTTGATAAAATTCTGTGGCTTTTCTAAATATTGGGTTTCTCATTAAATATTCAAACAACTGATCTGTGCTTTGAAATCTTTTCCCTGGAGCTGAAGCTAAATCTTTCATAACCATTTCTAATTCCCCGGCTACTGCTGAACTATCAGTTACTCCGTATTTTAAATATTCTGATAATTTTTTCTTCATTACTTCTTGATTAACTCTTCCACTAGTTCCTAGTATTTCTCCAAATGTTAATTTCATTGCGTCTAAAACACTTGCTTGTCTACCAATGTGTCCTTGCAATAGTGCAAAGAAAGAAGCAGTTTCAAAGTTACGAGCTTGTGTCATCATTGATAAAACTGTTTTACTTAATTGAGATGTAATTTTAGCCGCTAAGAATGCTTTGTAGATAGGACTTTTTAAAAGACCATCTGTGATTAAAGCATCTGAGGTAATCCCTTCAGCAATTTCTGGTAATGTGTAATACGATTTTTTATCTGTAGTAGTTACTTTTTTGCCTGCTTTATTTGTTTTAATTGTTTTTGTAGTGTAAGTGTAGATGTCATCCATATTAAGATAGGAAGCACTTTGTTTTGGTTGTATTTTTACTAATTGAGCACCTGTCATTCTTGCAATTTCTTTTAAGGTTCTGTCCGCAGGATCTTTAAAAATGTAACCATACTTTAATCCTTGTTCTACTATTTTTTTATTTGATTGAATGTGTCCTAATAAAGTTGCTTGATTAGTGACTGTGTTTAAAATTATAGATCGTGGGTCTTCCACCTTACCCAATAGTTTTTGAATAACTTCTGGAATTTTTTGTTTAGATTTTAATATCCCTGTGGGTGCAATAACATCTTTAACAATAGCACTAATTCTTTCTTGTGCTGTAGTTCCTTCAAAATTTTGTCCTCCTCTAGTAACGATGTCTTCTACTCTTCTAATAGCTTCTTTTGTTAAAGTTGTACTGGTCATTTTAGCATTTTTAAATCTTTCATCTGTTCTTTTAATTTCTTTTTTAAACCATTCTACAGCTTGTTTTTTAACTGCTTTGTCTGGAGTAAAACTTCCTTGAAAAATTTTATAAGAAGTATTTAAATATTTTTCTAATCCTTTAATTAATTGATCAGCAACTCTTTGATCTTCTATGTAAGGATGAAGTTTCATAGATAGTTGATCTATTTGTTTTCTAATATTTTTAGCATAAGTTCTTAAAGAAGAATCTACTGCATCAATACTTCCACCTTTCATAAAATTAATAACTTGTTGCCAGTACTGTTGTGCACCAACGGTTCCTGTTCGACCAATAATTCTACTACCCATTCCTATTTCAGCTAATCGATATATGTTTTTCTCTAACATTCTCATATCTAAATCAACTTTCTTTTGTTCAGATCTAACTAAATCTTCTGCTTGTTTTTTAATTCTAGCTAATTCTTTTGGTAAATATCTTCGAGCTCTTATAGGAGCTAAAAATTTTTTATCGATAGCTCTTAAGGCATTGTTTCTAAATCCTTTTAGACCTGTAAAACCTTTTTCCAACATTTGCCATTGTTCCATTGGTGGTATACCTGATTTACTTCTTACAGCATTCCATCCATACTTAATACCTCTTGGTATCATTGGAAGTCCAATTCCCCGTTTAGTTTCGTATGCTACTAAAGGTGCTACAACTTTTTGAATAACATCACCTACAGGATTTAAAATAATTTTAGAACTTTGAAGTATTTTTTTACCTACTGGTAAAACAAGTTTTCTTCCTGCTACAGTTAATCCACCAATTAATGCCGTACCTTCTGCACCAAATCTTAATTTATTTCTAAGAGTAGCAGCTGCTTTTGCAGAACCTGTTAGTTTTTTTGTTTCTTCCATGGCTGTATTTAAAAACTTTGAGTTAGTAATTGTAGTATTCCTATTAGGATCTCTTGTTACAAATTCACCAACACCATATCCAACTGCACCTGCAACTCCCCAGTAACCTAGTTTTTGTGCAATAGAAGAATACTGTTTAAGTCCATCAACTATGACAGGGTTTCCTTTTTTAATAACAGGTTTTTTCTTTTTAACTTTAGCTAATATTTTTTTAGTAGTACCTGGAGCTACTTTACCAAAAATTTTTCCACCTAGTTTTAATAAAGTTTTTCCAGTTGCTAATGATATACCAAATTGAGTTAGGTCTTCAGCTAGTCTTTCAATACCATCTCGAGATGCTTGTGCTTCTGGCCATCGTTCTTCTATAAAAGACAACATGTTAGTATCAAAACCAGGAACCATGTCTACAATACTTGCTAAGGTTAATGCAGCACCTCTTGCACTGCTTTCCATAGCAAGTGCTGTTCCTTGCATAATTTTAGTACTTGTCTTACTTAGATATTCTTTTTTAGCAAGATCACCGTATTTATCTGATCTAATAGTTACATCATATGAATCACCGCCTTGCATATAATATGTAAGAAATCTTGCACCATCATTTTTTAATTTTTCATTAGTTTTATATTCTGCAAGAACTTTGTTGGGGTATAAAAGTAATGCTGTATTACCAGCGTCTCTAGCTGCTTCTTCGCTACCGTGTTCTTTTATAGCTTCATTGTAAGCTGTAACTAATTGTGGGTTTTCTTTAAATATATCTAAATATCTTAATGCCTTACTGTATTGCTCATCATCATTAATAGTAGATATATATTTTTTTTCTTCATCAGTAAGAACTTGTCTATCTTCTTCTAATTCTTTTTTAGCATCTTTTGCGTTCTCTAAAACTGATGTTTCTTCTTTGTCTTTTTTTTCAAGATTTTTATTAGCTTCAACAATATCAAAATCTAAAGTTTTTAAAATATTGTCGACAGCCTCACCTTCATTAAGAGCATTATTATCTTCTAATACAGAAAGATCTATACCTTTTAAAATATCTGCCATGCATACTACACCATCTCTGTGTTCATTGGTAACACAAGATTAACCTGGTACTTATTATTAAATTCATAAACTTGACTTTGATCATTTATTTCTGAAAAATCATTAAACGCATCTTGATTGTAATAAATTAATTCTGCAATATCATCACTTATTTCTGCAGGTAATTTTTCTCTAAACTCTTCATAAGGCATATTAATTGTAGGAACTTTTTCTACAGTATCTGTCATAGACATATCTTCTGTAATAGTTTCATTAGGTGTAGAAATAGTTTCTGCCATATTCATACTAGCTTGCATAGGTTGTGCACCATCCATACCTGTTCCCATGTTGTAACCTACTCTACCTCCTTTTGCTTTTTTTTCACCAGTGTATATTTCAGTAGCTGTTTTCATTGCGTCATCTAACGTTGAAGTGTTACCTATTTTTTTAGATTCAGCTTCATATATCTTAACAGCTAAATCAACTATTTTTTGTTTTAAAGATTTTTCAGGTTGTTTTCTAGACGCAATATCTTTTTTCTCTTGTGCTATTTTTCTTTTAACTTGAGTAATAGCGTCTTCTACAATTTTTTTATCAGCTTCAGTTGTTGCTGATTTTAACCTAGCTTCTAATGCTGATAAAGTACCTGCATAATAATTATCTACTTGTTTTAATTGTATTTCTATTTCAAATTTTTTAGAGTTTGCTGTTGCATATATCTCTTTCATTTTTTGTATTGCATCCGCTTCTCTGTCCATGTCTTTTCTTATTTGTGCTTCTTCATTTTCAAGAACAGATAGTTCAGCAGCTTTTACTAAATTATAATCTTCATCTCTTTCAGCAGTAATTCTATCGGCTTGTCGTTTACCTATTTGTCCACTTGTTAAAGCATTTCCTTGTGAATCATATGGATCTGCATATTCCCCAAAAGATCTAAATACTTTTGCACCATCGGATACTCTTGGTTCTGTTAATTTAATTTTTTCTGTTTCAATCTCTTCTAAAGTTTTTCCAGCATATCCACCAGGACTATCTACTAATCCTCTTTTAGGTGTATCTAAACCAGACGTAATACCAGTTCCTTGCGCCGAGTAGCTTCTGCCACCCATTTTGAACATTGGTCTTTTTAAAATTCTATTATACATTTTGGTTTTGTTGGTTATTTTGATTCATCATATTTCCACCTAGTGTCGTATACATATTAGCAAAGCCACCAATACCCGTTAGTATTGGATTTGGTGTAAATTTCTGTGAAGGTGAACCAGGCATTGCACCAGCTACACTACCGTAGATATTTGAAACATCTGTAATTCTATCTAGTGGTAATTGATATGCACTTTGATTAGCTTGAGCAATTGCATTTAGTTTAGATTGTTCTAGTAACTGATCTTGTTGTCCTAGAGCATCAAACGCTGCAATGTTTTGTTGTTGTAGTCCTGGTACTAATCCAGCCATACCCTGTAAGTTTCCAAGTTGTTGCTGTTGTTGTGTTAATGCTTGATTGTATCCTTGACCATATAGTCCAGCAAGTAATGCTGCTCTGTTTCTATCAGAGTTAGATTGATATTCTGCTCTTGCTACACCTTCTCTACCACCACCAAAAGCACCAGCTGTGTAAGCTGCATCGGATACAGTTTGTTGTCCTATTTGTGCTTGTCTGTCAAAGTCAGCTAAAGTTGTATTAATAATTTCTTGTTGGTAAGGTGACATAAACTGTTGGTAACCTTGACCTGGATCTAATAAATTTTGTTGAGAGATGTCATCTAGATAAGGCTGATAACTTGCAACACCTGTACCGCCTGTAAATCCTGTAACCTGGCCACTAGCGTCTCTTTGTACAGTTCCTAGTCCACCAAGATCTGCAATACCTTGTGCGGCTTGTTGTTGAAATGCTGATTGACCTGCAACTTGTGGAGTTAATTTAGAAACATCAATAGGAGTCCCTAGTTGCCCGATACCATATTTAAGAATATTTTGACCGTAAGGTTGTAGTGTTGCGCTTGGTAATAAACCTGCGTCTGAATAAGTTTGAGCCATTATGCTGTCATCCTTTTAGCTGTTGGTTGTGCCTCTAATGTTTTCATAGTATCATACATTTTTTGTGCACCTTTGTTAATACTTCCTCCGCCTGCAGCTCTTACTGCATCGGCTGTAAATACAAATTCGTTTTTAGATAATCTAGCTGGTACATCATCTTTTTTTTCATACTCTCCAAGTGGTACAAACCCACCATTGAATCTATAATCTTTTTCCATACCACCAAGATCCATGACGCCTCCTGCTGCTCTCTTGACTCTGCCACCTTTAGCATATTTTGTTCCAGTATACATGTCTGGTGCAAAATCTATTAAAATTTGTCTAATATTATCATCATCAAATTCTGATGCATCTGTTTCAGGAAGTTCCATTTGATTTAAATGTTTTATTAAAGTTTTTCTAGACATTTTGTCTACGTTCATTAAAGGATCTCCAGCAGAGTAAGCCATTAATACAGCATCATCAACATTAACAGTGCCATCAATTTTATTTGCTGTATTATCTAATGTCCCAAATTCATCTTCAAATTGTTGTTGTATAGTTGTACCTTCTTCATCTCTAAGTATTTCCATAACACTTCTATCATCCATATCGTAATCATCTGGATCACTTCCTTTAAAATATTTTTTTCTTAAACCAATAATTCCACCTTTAGCTTTGTTAACTATGACTTCCTCTATCATAGCATCATATTCTGTTTTAGATATATCACCGTTTTTATAAACGTAAGGTATTAATGTTTTGTAGTATTGCATTTTTGTTTGTTCATCTACTTTACCATCAACGTCATTAAACAAACCACTTAAGATTGCGTACTCATCTGACTTACCTTCTATTTTTGGAAAAGATAAATCTCCGCCACCATCCATTCCAAACATAACTGTGTCTGGAGAACCTTCATCAAATCCCATTCTCTTTACAACATTGGGTGCTTTTTTTCTAAGTGCTTCAATACCAGGACCACCACCTTTGTTAAACCCCATTGCTTTTACAACACCAGGTGCTTTTTTTCTAAGAGCTGTAATACCTGCATTAGGATCACCGCCATTTTTTAAACCTATAATACCACCTTGTGCTACTTTTTGAAAAGAAGTTACATCTGCTTTAGAGGTAGGTATTCCGGTAACGGTCATAGGAGTTAGATTCAAGTCTATAGCAGCTTGCGCCTCTTGACCAGCAGCTTCAGCTGCTTTCATATAATCTGTATAAGCTGATTCTTCTAGTTCATTTCTAGCTTTTTGATTTTTATAATCTAAATATGCTTTTGCTGCAGAACCACCAACGTCTACAATATCCTTATATTTCTTATAATTATCAGGTACATCCTTAATAAAATCGATAATGCTATCGTACCATGCCATAGTTTTAAATTCCTCTGAAAGTATTATATATTAAAATAGCAGGGATTTCACCTGAAAGTACTATTTTACAAAGTTTTTTGTCCATAGTCAATCTTTGATGTTAAAGTCAGCGCCAATGTTTATCTCTTCTACAGTGATATTTACATCTCTTTTTATATGTTCTGCTTTAGTATCTGTACCTGTGTTTTGTACATCTGCTAATGCTTCTGCGTCTGACATATACTCTTGACCTGTTTCTGTATTAGTTAATGTTACTTCACATTTAGGTGTAATTACTGGTACTCTTTGACCATTAATTGTTTCATACCTAACAGAAGCTTCTGTTTCTATAAATGACATTATCTATCCTCTCTGTTTATTTCTAGTATTGATGCTGTTGCAAACAATCTATTTGCATCTGCTGCGGTTACTTGTAATACTTCATTTTCTAACATAATTAAAGGCTCTGTTAATAGTTGTGTGCTAGCATTACCTGCTATTGATGTAACATTAAATAAAGTAAACTTGTCAGCTGACGCTGGATCTCCATCAAATAAATCTACAGTAATAGTTGTATCACTAGCATTATCGCTACTAACTAATAATGATTTTACAATAGCTCTAGTATTAGAAGGCACCGTGTATAAAGTAGTAGCTGTAGCAGCTGTTAAATCTTTTTTTGCGCTTAAATATATATTTGCCATATTATCCTAGTCCAAACCAAGTGTATCTCTCAGAGTCTTCTTTTAACTGAGTTAAAAAAGTAGAGTTTAATTGTTCTACTACAGTTGATAATGCTCTGTTAATTTGTCTTTGATTATCTTCTGTATATTCTTTTTTAGGCTCTGGTAATCTAACTACAATCTTTGTCATTATCTTCTTCCATCTGCTTGAACATCTGCTCTAAAAGTACCAAATCTCCAAGACTCACCTGAACTTGTATTTTCTATTTTAATACTAGCATATCTTCCTCTGGACCTGGTGTCTACCTTTGTTGTAGATGAGGTAATAGTAAAAGGACTTAAAGTTGTTCCTGCAGCTAGTGTTTGTGGGTAGTCAGTTACTAATACTGTCACACTAATAGAACCTGCTACTGTTTTAAAATCTGGTAAAAATCTTCTCATAGCCAACATAAATTCTCCACTACCTTCTTGCGTGTTAAGTGCAAAATCATATGATTGTATAAATGATGTAAGAGCTGTAATAGTTCCATCAGGATTAACTTGATCTGTCCCTGTTTCATGTTCAAAATAAACTGTTTGGCCTAGTCCTGTACTCCCTTGAATAACAGGAAAACTACCTGTGTTACTACTGTTAAAAGCAGTTGCATAAGGTCTCGGGTAAATTAAAGAATCTAACCATGTTGTTCTAATAGAGTTAGTGTTAGTTCCTGTATACCAGTTACCCATAGGTATGTCTTTTCCTTCACCATAATTATGAACTACATACTTGTCATTAAAAGTAGATCCTTGGGTTGGATAATACCAAACAACTTCTGTGTATAAATTATTGATACCTGCATAAACTTGTTGTCCTTTTGTTGTATCAAAACTGTCATAAACAAAATCTTCTACTGAACAAGATAAAGTATTTACTGTTCCATCAAATGCAAAGAAACCATTACTACCCATCCAATAGGCAACACCATCAATTTCAATAGCTGCATTCTTACCAATCAATCCACAGTTAGTTCCAACTTGTTCAAATCCAAAAGTAAAAGGAGCTCCAACAAACTTCATTGTATATAATGCATTATCAGTCCACACTAGGATATTTTCTTTTGCAACAATAGAACCTACAATTTTAGTTCCATCTTGTAGTCTTTGAGATCCCGCTGTGTTAGTTGCTTCAATAGTATACTTGTTTAAAGCTTCTTGATCCGAAAATCTTATAAAAAGATTATCTTGTGTAGTTGGATCGCCTATAGTTGTCTCTGTTCCAAAATGAATTAAGTGTCTAGTTGTTGGAGATATTAACGCAAGTCTAGATGCTGTTGGATTACCTACAGCTTCTCCATCACTATTGGTTCCAATTAAAGTAGCAAAAGGAGAGTTAGCTCCTGTTAAACTTCCATCGGTACTTGGTGTTGAAGTAGATGCGTGAGTCGTTAATCTAGCTGCAATTCCAGAGTTCCAAGTAAATGTTTTACCGTTAGCAATAGTTGCAACTAACACTTCTCCAAAATTACTTAATGACCATAAACCTGGTTCTAGGGTAACCGTTGATGCTTCTACTGCTTCTCCCCATCCTGTAAAATCAGTTGCATTTGTAACTGTTGCACCATTACTGTGAGCTTGACCATTTGATGTACCGGTTGTAGCGGTTCCGTTTGCACCTCTAGTAATACCCCTTAATTCATTTCCAACAATAGAGGCATAAGTTATTAATTCATTAGCTATAGCAACAGTTCCTGAAGATGGAAATCCAGTTGTAGATGTTAAAACTATTGCTGTACCAGATCCACCTGTACCAGCGGTATCTGCAAGCAAAGCTCCGTTTAAAGTATTTTGCAAAGCACCTGTAACAATTCCACCATAATTTCCAACACCATAACCATATCCATATGTCTGTGCTGCAGGACCAACTATTTCATAAGGGTTAACAGTTCCAGAAGCACTTCCAGGAACAGTAGCTCCTGCATTTGTTTCTTGTTGAGTCAAGGTTAAAATAAATGTTGTCGGTGTAGGTACACTTTGTACTTGATATAAAAAATCATTATAACCTGCAGCTGTTGTAGTAGAGTTAGTAGCAGGAGTTACACTTGTTAAAGTTAACATATCTCCTACAGCTAGTCCGTGATTAGCAGTAGTTGTAAAAGTTGCGTTTTTATTACTGTTGTTAGTTACAATAGAATTAATAGTAAATGTAGTTAGAGTTCCAGCGTTGTTACTTTTAAAAGGAGTAATATCATGAAGTTGTCCTTCAAAATATAAAAGTAAAAATTTATCAGTGCCTATGGCAACATATCTATTACCATCTAAATCTACAAAAGCGTGTTGTTGTCTAGCTACACCACAAATAGTTTCAGTTAATAAGGATTGCCAACCTCCTACTTTTTCAGGAAGTCCATATCTAAACCTAGTATTGTCAGAATCAATCCATCTATTAACTGCACCAACTGGAGTTGTCTGCTTGTCTACTCCTGGACTAAATTGTAATTCAAAAAGAGCCATAAGTTAGCTCCTATTGATTTGTTGATTTATATAGCCAGCCTTTTGTGGCATTAGCATATATTAATGTTACAGATTGATTATTAGTTGCAAGAGTATCGTTAGCAGCTGATCCTTCTATTGGTTGACTATTTCTATCTATAATACAATTGTTTGTTGCAAAACCATTTGATGCTGAACCATCCATAATTGTTACTTCATCACCGACTGCAGGTGATGCAGGTAGTGTAATTGTTACTGGGTTAGCAACTGTATCTACTACAATTTGATCACCAGCTACTGCTGTGTATGTAGTTTTACTTGCTGCAGTTACAGAAGTTATTCCTTTTTGTAACATACCTAATGTTGTTGCTGGTACACTGCCTCTAGAATAAACTAAAGCTGTTGCACCTTCTGGAAGAGGAACTTGAGTTCCTGCGCTTTGACCAGTTGTAAGTAATGTTACTGTAAAACTTTGTGAGGCTAAACCTCTAGTAGTTCCATCTTCTACAAAAAATACTCTGTTTGCATTTCCACCTGTTGTTGATGCAGGCATCGCTAGACTTGCATTACCAGATAAAGTTCCTATAACTTTTATATAAAGGTTTTTACCATTTGCTGTTGCATCTCCATCAGCTAAACTTAATGTAGTTGTACCAGTGCTTAAAGTTACTTCTATATAACCTGAAACTGCTTGTTGTAATAATTGTAAATTAGTATTTGTAATTGATCCCCATAGACCAGCTTTTTCTCCTGTTGCTACGAGTTCTAATGATAAATCTGTTGAATAAGTTGATGCCATATTAGTACGGTTTTATTGGTGTCCAAACCATGTTTGCTCCTGGTATTATATCGTTCCACGTTATAACTCCTGGTTCTACTGTATCTAATGATAAAGCATTACCTGTAGGACTTATATTTGCTGCTCCTGTTACTGTAACACTTCCTGTGGCTAAGGTCAATGCGTTTCCTGTAGGTGAAACATTAGCATCTGCAGTAACTACAATAGTTCCTAAACCTAGTGCTACTTGTGATCCTGTAACACTAACATTAGCTTTACCACTAATAGTTAAAGTACCTGTACCTAATGTAAGTCTATTTGGATCTACTGCTTCTACAATAGAATCTGCAATAATACCTACACTACCAATAGTAATGGTAAGTGCATTTCCTGTTACAGCTACATTTACTGCACCAATATTAGTTGATGTAGCAAATGGTAATGCTGATATTGCGTCAAATCCTAAACTCATAAATAATCCTTAAAAGGAGACAGGGGGTATGTGGTGGTGCCCTGCCTCCATCTAAAGATTATATCATCGTTTAAACCAACTTGGAAGACCTAAATGAGGACGCTTGTCAAACATATTATCTTTCGCTCCAGGTGTTTTACGATTGTTATAATGCAAAAATACTTGTACGCATTCTTTACCTCTAAACTTATTTCTCCAATGCTCTAGCTCACAACCAGAATAAACTAGCATATCTCCTTGTTTAAGATCTACCTTAATTCCTTTTTTACCTACTTCTCCTGATGGCTCTAAATATATAGGCCAATCATCACCAGCAAGATTCATAGTCGTTGATATCTCACAACTAAATCTATCTTTGTGTCTTTTTAATTCGTCACCTTTTTTATAAATTCTTGCATATGTATATGCAGGATATAATTTAAGTCCTGTTACTTCTTCCATTTTAGGTTGGCATTTTAACATTAAAGTTTCCATAGCTATATTAGAATAGTGACTATAGGTTTCTGGTATCTGTTCATCTTTACCTTCATAGTGACCTATAATATTTTCAAAGGGTGATATGTATCTAGCGTTTCTACAAGTATCATAAACTTGTTTTTGCATCATAAAATAATTTGCAACAAAGCTAGCTAGGTCTTTTGATATAGCTTGTCTGATTACTATATACTTTTTTTTCTTAAACATCTTTAGCCATTTCTTTTGGCACCGCTTGTATATTCCAATGTATAAATCTAAAAGGCTCTATACCAAAATCTACACTAAACTCGTGTTCTAAAAATCCTGGAAAGATAATTAATGTTCCAGGTTGTGGTTTAAAATGTATAAGCTCACTACCACCCCAGACACCTTTTTGATCTAGTTTCATTTTTAACTTTGTAGATCTAGCTCCAGTACGAGGTTCGTGAAATACAGGATAAGATGTTTTATCACTACACTTCAAAAAATAAAAACCTGATACGTGTTGATTCCAATGTATATGTGCACTGTGATGACCACCCCCTTTTTTAGCAAACTCTTGTACCCACATCTCACTAAATAGTGTTGTGTATTGTTGCATATCAAAACCTTGATGATCTAAATATTCCCAAGACTTTTGACCAATGTAATTTCTAAAATCTAAAAAGTCATTGTCAACTGTAAGTGGTGTTGAATGATATGATCTTCCAAAGTCACCAAACTTTTTTATATGTGCTTTAGCTTCTGGAAAATTTCTAGCAGCTTTAATATATTTGTTAGATGCTTTAGTTAAAGATTTTATAAATTCTGGTTTTTGTTCTGACCAAATAGTCGTGTTAAAGTAATTATTTATATACATATTATTTAAATGGTTTTCCTAAATGCCAAACAACAAGACTATATCTTGTGCCAGCGGTTACTGGTTTAACTCTATGCCATACAAAAGAAGGAAACACAATAATAGATCCTTTAGGTAAAATCTCTTTTGCTCTTCTTAAGTGTTGACTTTCATCTCTCATATGTGGATCATAGTTTCTAAAATCAAATTCTAATTCACCACCTGTGTATTCGGAACCATCAGTTAATTGACAAGTCATAGATAGTTTTCGAATTCTGCCGTGCTCTGGATTATTTACATCGTCTCGTTGATAAGGTTTATCCCAACTATCACAATGCCAATCATAATATTGATTGTGTTTGTATTTTGTAAACTGACAAGATTCAGATCTTTCCCAATCAAAATTCCAACCAGCATTTTTATTAGCCATATGAACATATGGATGTAATTCTTTATATATCCAAGTATCATTTAACCAAACTAAATCAGAGTTTCTTTTTCTTTTTAAATCTTTTATTTCTTCTTTTTTTAATTTTCTATCACCATAACCACCTGTTCTAGCCATTACTTCTTCTTGTGAATTTGCATAAGCTATAACATCATCACAAAACTTTGGTGTAAGTGCTGCAGGAAAATGCCAATAGTAATTAGATATATTCATAAGTTATTGTTTGTACAAAGTTTAATGAATCTTTTTGATTGTTAGTTAGATAATACATATTAGTAGATGGAAACATAATAAACATATTATCTTTAAGTTCTATATCCCAACTTCTTCCTTTACGTCTGTTATCTTCATAATGTACTCGAACATTACAATCTTTAACTTTTACACCATATAATAATGTAAAGTCTGGAGAGTTACGTAGATCCACTGGATCAATATTTAATAAAGGAATTGTATTCTCGCCGGGTTTATAAATGTTTCCCCACGTTTCTTTGTTAACTAAATTAACACCATACTCAAGACCAACGTGATCTCGCATATAGGTATTTAACATATCCCAAGTTCTTGAGAATGGAAAATCTTTGTTTTGAATTACTGATTGTAAAATGTCGCCTGATAATTTATCTCGGTCAATGTCCCAATCTTTAGGCATTGCCACATCACCGTAATATAATGATTGTTCTGTTAATACTTGTCTCTGCATACCACCACCATTTTTAATTTATGCTAAAGCGTCTGTCAAGTCCCAAGTTGTATTAGCTTCATTCCAAACGTAAGACCAGCTGTGAGTAGCTGGAGTATTTTCATCTACCGGTGTATTTTGTGATTCTTGTTCAGCTGTTAATGCTGGAGCATCACCGATTGGTGATTTCCAAGAAGCGGATGCATTATGTTTTACCCAAGAAGCGTAAGGTTTTTTAGGCCAAAAGATTTGATCATCTTCGTCCCAAGTATAACCTATACCTGCGTAATTTCCTCTAAATGCTGTGCCACCACTATTATGTTGACCACCAGATGTATTGTAAGATGTTTGAATCCACATTTGTGCAGGCCAATTATTATGTGTCTCTAAATATTGTTGTCCTACTGATTCATCCTCTACACCATCAGCGTTTAACATATCACCATTATTCAAAGTGAGTACTTGAATAACTTTACTGTTAGCTCCTAGTTTTGCAAAATGTGCCATAATTATTCTCCTTATATCTTATTTTTAATTATCATTCAACTATTGAAATTTGTATCTTATTATTACTATTCCTGATCCACCACCACCACTAGTATTAGATCCTCCTGGTCCGTTACCACCGCCACCACCGCCACCACCGCCAGTGTTAGCTGTTGCTGAACATCCTGTAACTCCGGGAACTCCTGCGGTTCCACCACCACCTGCTCCACCTGCTCCTACAGGATTACCATTAGTTGCTCCACCTCCGCCACCACCACGTTGAACAGGTGAGCCTGAAATACTTGTTGTTGCGCCTGCTCCTCCGGCTCCACCATTAGTGCTACCTGAACTTCCACCACAAGCAGCTCCGCCACCACCACCTGCTGCATAAGGTGCAGCTCCATTACCATTTCCACCACCATTTCCTTGAGCTGGACTTACTGGAGGAGTATTGCCCGCACCTCCACTTGCTGGTCCTGCGGCTCCTCCACCTGAAGCACCCGCTAGTCCTGCTAATACAGGACTTCCTGTTGCAGATCCGCCACCACCACCACCTGCTGATGTAATTGTTGAAAATGTAGAAGCTGCGCCAGCATTTCCTTGGTTTGAAGGTACGGCAGCACCTCCAGCTCCAACTGTAATTGGAAAAGCTGTTGCTGTAACTGTAATTGCACCTGCTCCATCTAAAGGACTAGCTGTATAAGGTGTTACTGGAGATTTATCTTCTCTAAAACCGCCAGCTCCACCGCCACCACCACGATTAGCTCCACCAGATGCTCCACCACCTACTACTAAATATGAAACTACATTATTTGCAGCACAACTAGCTGTATTGTTAACTGTAAAAGTTCCTGGTCCTGTAAATGTATGAATTCTACAATTACCTGAACAACTTATTGTACCTCCAGTAGCGCATACATAAGGACTTGTAAAAACGTCAGCACTATTACCTGTATCTGTCATAATCCAACCTTTTGTTGAATCAACAAAAACTAATGTAACTGAAGCTCCTTCTTTGTTTACTACAAAATCATCAGTTGATCCTTCTATTTTATCTGAACCATTTTGTTTTAATATACAATTTGCAGTATCAAATGTATTTGCATAATCTGCTACTGCAACAACTGCTCCTGCAGTTCCTGCTGGTAGCGTTACATCAATTTCTCCTGAAGTTGTATTTACAAAATAACCTTCACCAGCGACTGCTGTAAAATCTCCTGTTTTAACTGTTGTATTCCAAGACACAGCACCTGTTGCACCAAACCCTGATGCAGTACCAGAGTTTGTTATTGATACACCAGCAGGAATTGTGAATGTATCTCCACTATCTCCTAATGTAGTTGTACCACACGCTGTTCTTGGACTAATTTTATTTACTTTTATTTCACTCATAATTTACCTATTGAAACCTATATCTTATTACTACCATACCTGATCCACCGTTTCCACCATTACCCTGTGAACCATTAGCTCCTGATCCACCACCACCTGCACCACTGTTTGTTGCTCCAGCACCACCATTACCAAAACTTGCATTTCCTGCACCAAAACCTCCTGGAGTTCCAGTATAGGGACCTCCTCCACCACTGCCTGCAGCTCCACCAGAAAAACCTCCTGGTCCTGTTGGTGTTGTTGCTGGAGAAGATTTTGCTCCTGTTGTAACACCGGCTCCACCATTTGATCCACCGGCCGGTTGTGTTGCAGCTGTTCCTGCACCACCAGCACCTCCACCTCCACCTCCTCGTCTAGAGGGTTCAGATGGAGCAGGTGCTCCTATTCCAGCTCCGCCATTATTTCCTTGGGGTGGACTAACGGGAGGTGTATTTCCTGAACCAGCAGCAACAACACCACCACTTGATCCACCACCACCGCCACCACCAGATCCACCATTACCTCCATTAGCATTATTTCCTGCACCTGCTGCTCCACCACCTGTTGATGTTATCGTTGAAAAACTTGAAACTGAACCTGCACAACCTCTATTACTACTACCACTTGGAGCGCCTGCACCACCTGATCCAACTACAATTGGATAACCTTGAGCCGATACTGGTAAACTTGTTGGTGTTGCTAAAGGACTAGCCGTGTAAGGACCTCCTACAGCAGCAGTATATGATTCTCTAAAACCACCACCTGCTCCACCTCCTGCTCCATAAGCATAATTTCCACCACCAGAACCACCTGCTACAACTACGTAGTCTACTTTATTTCTATCAGTATCTACTGTTGATAATGCACAAACAGTAAAAGTACCTGGCCCTGTAAACGTATGAATTTTAAAATTACCAGAAGTTGTAATTGTACCACCTGTTGCTGTCATATATTCTATAAGACCTCTAACATTAGAAGTAGAGTCCATTGTATTAATCCAACCTTGTGTTGAATCTACAAATACTAAAGTAATTGATTGACCTTTTACATCTCCTTTTGCATTTTGATTTTGACCACCTATTTTATCTGAACCATTTGGAACAATTGTTAAATTATTTGACGCAAAAGATTCTGCATAATCAGCTACTGAAACAATAGCTCCAGCAACACCTGCTGGTAAATTCATATTAAAAGCTCCACCTGAAGTATTTGCAAAATAACCTTCGCCACTAGTTGCAGTGAAAGTTGAAGTTTTAATACTTCCTGTTTGCCAATTGACTGATCCTTCTCTACCGAAACCTGTTTGCGATGCACCTGATGCTAAAGCAACGGTACCACCACATCTACCAATTGTAACTGCAGATCCATCTACAACAATGGGATTACTTGCTCCTGATCCGATTGTAGTAGTTGTTCCACATTTTTTAATGATGTTTGAATCATCTGAAACTTTATTTATATTATCTACTTTAATTTTACTTGTCATAATTATTGAAATTTATACCT